AGAAAAGAATTAAGAGAATTTATCAAACAGGTAGGATTAAAAAATTATTCAGAAGCCAATAAATATTTAGAACGTGTAATTGATTCTAAGGTAAAAGATAGGATTAAGAAATCATTTAACAAACCACTTTTTTTAAAAGCTTATGTCAGCTATAATTGAAAAATTAAAAGAAGTTACCAAAGATATGTTGAGCGAGGAGAACCTCAATCAATTATCTGAGGCATTCGAACAGCAAGTCGATAAGATTGCTGAAGAGCGAGCTAAGCTACAATTAGAGGGTCTTGCAGTAAAGATTGATGAAGATCACGCTGCTAAAGTTGAAAAACTTGTAGAAGCTATCGACCGCAATCACTCTGACAAGCTCATGAAAGTAGTTGACGCTATTACCGAAAATCATACTCACAAGTTACGTGCAGTAATTGGTAAGTATGAGAAGGCTCTTAACGAAGACGCCAGTACATTTAAAAACACACTTGTTGAGTCAATCTCCAATTACTTAGAGGTTTACTTAGAAGAGAACATGCCAAGCGAAATGGTTGCTGAGGCTGTTCAGAACAAGAGAGCAATGAATGTATTAAGCGAGTTAAGAAATATGCTTTCAATTGATTTAGTTCTCGGTCAAGAAAATATTAAGTCTGCTGTTTTAGACGGTAAGCAAAAACTTGATGAGAGTGCTCAATCAATTGCTAAATTGAAAAAGCAAAACAGAGTTCTCGCTGAGAAATTCGAAAGAGCAAAATCAGATTTAATCCTTGAGAAAAAGGTTAGCGGTTTAGCCGAAGATAAACAATCCTATATTAAGAGAGTTTTCCAAGGTAAGACAGCTGAGTTTATCGCTGAAAACTTTGATTATACATCTAAGTTATTCGATAAGCAAGAGCTCAAGAAGATCGAACAGTTAACCGAGCAAGCTAAAGAGCAGTCTATTTCCGCTAAGGTTGATAGACCAGTAGTTGAAGAAAGCACAGAAATTGTTGAAGAAAGTGCTAACGGTACTCCTGACCATCCATTAACAAGAACTTATATGGATGAGCTCGGTAGATTCTAATTAAAAAATTTATTGTTGAGGCATAAGCCTGATTAAGTTAAAAGCTTATTTTTAAAATTTAAAAAGTTAAATATATGAACAAAATTAAACCATCACAGTCCTATATTTCTCCAGATAGAGCTCAAGCTCTCTTAGAGAAATGGTCTCCTGTTCTTGACTTTAGTTCCAAGAACGTAAGAAATATCGAAGACGATCACACTCGTCTTAACACGGCAATCCTTCTCGAAAACCAAGAGAAGTGGTGTATTGAAGAAAACGCAAACTTAGCTGGTGGCACCGGTGGTGTCTTTGGCGGTGCTTATTCCCCAGGTGGTATGGGCTCCTACGGTGGCGCAGTCGGTAATGCTTCTGGTGATGCCAATGCAGATTGGTACGCTACAGGTGACGCTCGCTTACCTAAGATCCTCATCCCGATGATCCGTCGTACCTTCCCTGAGTTAATCACAAATGAAATCGTTGGTGTTCAGCCAATGTCTGGTCCTGTTGGATTAGCATTCGCTTTACGTTACAAGTATGACAACGATGTCTTAGGTGATCAGATCTCCGGTAAGTACAATGACAACAACGGTACAGTTCCTCCATATCCATGGCAGGATGACGCCGCTGGTGTTGTTAACAACGGCTCCTTCGGTCACACTGTTTCTGGTGAATTGGGTTACAACTATCTTGATACTCGCTTCACTGGTGCTTCTTCTGCTGACTTAGCTGCATACCAATCTGATACTAACTTCGAAATTATCGGAGAAGATCAGGGTGTTGCTCAGTTATTAGCTAACTACGAATTCACATCCAGAATTCCTACAGCTTCTATCTCTTTCGAGAAGACAGCTGTTGAAGCTGGTACACGTAGATTAGCAGCTCGTTGGTCAGTTGAGCTCGAGCAGGATCTTAAGAACATGAACGGTATTGATATTGACGCCGAGTTAACCAATGCAATGAGCTATGAGTTACAGGCTGAAATCGACCGTGAAATGGTCATCAGAATGATCCAAGTTTGCTTACGTTATGCTTCTAACGGTTCTTTAACCACATGGTCTGCTTCTGCTGCTGACGGCCGTTGGTTAGCTGAAAGAAACAGAGACTTCTATCAGAAGTTGATTGTTGAAGCAAATAGAATTGCTGTACGTAACAGAAGAGGTGCTGCTAACTTCATTATCGCTACTCCTAGAGTTTGCGCTATCCTTGAAGCACTTCCAGAATTCAGCTGGATGACAGTTGACGGTAATGTTAATACTCAGCCAACTGGTGTTGCTAAGGTTGGTTCTGTTGGCGGTAGATTCCAAGTCTATCGTGACACAAGAACCGATGCTCAGAACCTCGCTGGCAGAAGAACAACTGTTGAGTATGCTCTCTTAGGCTATAAGGGCCCTGAGTTCTACGACACAGGTATTATCTACTGTCCGTACATCCCAGTTATGGTTCAACGTACAATTGGTCCTAATGACTTCGCTCCACGCGTAGGCTTGCTTACCCGTTACGGTGTTGTTGACAACATCTTCGGTGCTAACTTGTACTACACATTGGTCATTGTCAAGGGCTTAGGTACTGCGTTTACTCCTGCTTCTAGCGTTGTATACTTCTAATCGTACCTAAATTACGA